AGAAGCGCGAGACCTTGGGCTTGCGCTCCCAGATCTGCACGCGACCGGAGAGAAGTTCGTCGGGGGCGCCGAGATCTTCAAAGTCCTTCACGTCTTGTTCATCCACCGCGCCCTGGGTCCGGGGATCCGGATAGGCCTCGACCGGCCACTGGGGGTTGGTGTTCATGGGTTTGGTGCCCTTCTTCACCATGGTGAAAAAGGACGTCTTCTTTTTGTCGGCGACGTGCATGACGTCGGAGATGTCTTCGCGTTTGCCTACGGCGTTGCGTTCGACGAGTGCGGGCATGTTGGGTGGCTCCTAGTTGGTGGGTTTCGGTTTCTGAAAAGGTGACGGGGCAGACAGGCGGGGAATCTCAGCCGAACCGGGCCTCGAGCGCTTCGGCCAGGTCGTCCACGTGGCCGCTCTTCTCCACTCGGGCCAGCGCCTCGGTGGCGCGACGGGAGCGAAGTTCGGAGGCGACGGGGGTCGTGGCCCGTGCTGGCGCGGAGGAGCGGCCGCCGGAGGGCGGCGTCTTCTCGCGTGCGATCGGGCGGCCGGGCAGGCTGTCGGTCTTGGCGGCTTTGGTGCGCAGGGCGCGGCCGCGGAGGGCATCGGCGACGAAGAGCTTCAGATCAGGCACGGCGGCCTCGAGGCCGGGGGCGCGCTCGACCACGGCCGCGTAGGCCTTGGCGAGTGAGGAGTCGGGGTCCTGGTAAGCCGGGTAGGCTCGCAGCGCCTCGGTGTCCTTGGCCTTCTTTTCCTCGAGGAAACGCTCGCGGGCCGGCATGGCTCGCAGCGCTCGGCGCGTGTTTACCAGCAGGGCGCGCATCTGCTCGGCCGAGTAGGTGGTCGCCTCCGCCCCATCTTTCCCGGGGATTTGGAGACCCTCGGGGTTCGATATGGCGAGCTCTTCCCACTGCTCGAACTGCGTGCGCAGCCGCTCCAGCTCCGACGGGGAGCGCACGGCCTGCACCTGCGCCTCAAACGAGGTCGCCGTGGCGGCCGGTTTGGCGGAGAGTTGGCGCTCGAGGTCGGCGACCTGGGCGCGCAGCTCGCGCCGCTCGGAGGTGAGTTTATGAAAACGCTTTTGCAGCGCCTTCGGCACTTTGGGCGAGTTTTCGTCGAGTTCCTCGGATTCCTCATCGGTCTCGTCGGTCTCTTCGGTTTCGCCTGCGGTCTCGCCCTCGGTGCTTTCGGTCTCCTCGGTGGAGTCTGCGGCAGAGGGGGCGGTCTCTTCCTCGCTCTCATCATCCGCGTCGCTGGCCTCGGGCTCCGACTCGTCGTCGAGCGACTCGTCGTCCTCCTGGTCTGCGTCGCGGGCGTCCTTGGCGGGCCTGCGCGGTTTTTGGCTGGGTGCCTTGGTCTCTTCGGGGCGTTCCGGTTCTTCACCCAATTCCTCGCGAAGCAGGTCCGTCAGACTCGTCTTCACGATAGGATCACCCGGATTTTTGATCACGGCCGAGTCTCCCCGTTGCGAGGCGGGGGCGCGGGTCGTGGGCGCGCTGGGTTTCGCTGTGGCCGACATGGCGTTTTGGTAAAAGCATGGGCGAGGAGCGGAGGGCGGTGGCGCACACCGGAGTGGCTGCACCAATCTTCCGCCGAACCGCGTTCCTCAGGCCCATGAGCGCCGCGGTCTGCCTCCCCGATGCCCCTTTTATTTCACGCGCCAAGGGGCAGCTTTCAAAACCGCACCGACTTGCACCGACTTGCACCGACTTGCGCCAAGTGCCGCGCCGGTGTGCGCCGGCGCCGCTAGGCGCGGCGCCGGCGCTGGTTTGGCGCGGCCTTGGCGCTCGTCGGCGAGCTCGGCTTGATCGGCGCCGCGTGGTAGTCGTGCAGCGCGGCCTTAAACTCGGCCAGGGCCGCCACCCGGCCGCCCGGATAGGTGCCCTTGCCGGGGTCGAGGTTCGGGTCGCTCGCGTCCAGCACCGCCGAGGCGAGGCTGCGGTCGAGCAGTTGGTTGATCGCCACCCACGCCGGGCTGGCCTCTTCCAAGGCGCCGAGCGCCATGCGGATTTCGTCGTCCGACATGGTGCGCGGCGCGCGCATGAAGATGACCCGCGAGGCGGGAGCGGGAGTGGGGGTGGATGTGTGCATCGTCGTAGGGTGGGATCAGCCGAGCACCGGCTTGGCACCGGCCCGGCCGGCGGCCGCGTTGGTGGTGACTTGCTCGACCAAGAAGCCGAGGTTCTTTCGCCGGGTCTCGACCAGCGTCGCAAAGAGCTCGTCGTCGGGGGTGGCGGGCTGCATGAGCCGCCGCATGAGTACCGGGCTCTTGCCGATTGTCTCCTCAAGCGTGCGCAGGCGCAGCCGGGCGTTGACCCCTTGCTGGGCCAGCTGGGGCTCGATGCCCTGGGCCATTTGCGCGACCGCGTTGATCTCGTCGCGTACCTCGGCGGCCGTCGCCGTGCCGGCATCGCGCAGACCCACCTCGGCCAGCGTCGGGTCGATGCCGCGCAGGCCGAAGCGCAGGATTGCGGCAAAGTCGAGCGTGCCGTCGATGTTGTACGGCGCCAGCTTTCCGACCGCGTCGAGTCGTTTCATCACAAACTCGAGATTCAGGTCCGCGACGCTGAACTGCAGGAGCAGCCGGAAACGGCCCGATACCTCTTCGCGTGTGACAGGCTCGAGCCCGCCGCCGGTGACCAGCTCGAGCTCGAGCGGCTCCATAAACTCCTGCAGCAGGCCGACGACCTTTCGCCAGACCCGGCGCCAGGTGCGCAGCCACGTGTTGACCTTCTTCTGCAGCAGTGCCTGGCGCAGCTCCGGGGGCACATCGGCGACGAGGCGTCCGAAGTACTCGTTCAGGTCGTTTCGAGTCGCGCGCTCCACCTCGATGCTCATTTGCGGGAAAGGCGGCGGATTCATCCACGTCACATCGTCGGCATCGCGCACCGGCACCTCGACCATGGGGCCGAGCGCCATTTCGAGGCCGCCTCGCCGCTGGCGCACTTTTACGGGCGGGATCGTCGTGATCTGGGTGTAGTCCGTGCGGCAGTCGCGCTGCACCTTCAGCTCGTGTTGCGCCGCGCCCGCCACCAGCGGCACGCCTCGGCTCATGTAGACCCCGCGGCCAATGCGCTCCGCGCGGAAAAGCACGTAGGGGAAGTCGCCGTCCGGATAGTCCGTCAGCTCGTGCTTGCCGTAGACGTTGCGCACCTTGGCGCTCCACACCGTCAGGTAGACGCCGGGGATGCCGTAATCGTCGCAGGCGCGGGTGTGGCTCAGGATGACCTCGTAAAGGTTGTCGATTTCGCGCTCGCCGTTGGCCCCGCCGAAAGTCGGGTCAAAGTCGAGGTTGCGCCCGTAGGCCCAGGCCTCGCTTGGCCCAGGGCCGGCCGCTAGCACCTCGTCGACGAAGTCTTCGCCCCAGCCTTCGTTCTCGGCCTCGCGCCGCAGCTCGACCTCGGACAGGCGCAAATATTCATGCGGCGTCGTGCGCTGGATGTCGTCGACGTCGGCCGGAAAGACGACGTCCTCCATGTACCGCAACGCGCAGACGCTGGGGCGCGATTCCTTCACGTAGACCACCGGCAGCCGGCAGGTCCCGCTGCGCTGGAGGTCGCGCAGCGCCCGGCGGAGCTTGGGCGCCTGCACCGTCGGGTAGGCGCCGCGCAGCATCGCCAGCGCCTCCTCGGCGCGCAGCGGGTTGAAGATCGTGTCGGTGATGTCGTCGACCGCGTAGACGAGCGCGTCGTCGAGCTCGGCCTCCGGGTCTTCCGGCAGGGCCAGCCCGCGCAGTGCGAGCAGTTGTTGACTCACCTCCTGCAGCGTGAGGGTGCGCAGCTCGACCGCTTGCTGGCGCTTCCACGCCACTTTTAGGATGCCGATGCCGGGATCATCTCCCTCCTGGTATTGGGCGAGGAGCTCGGCCTCGTCCTCCAGCTCGTCGGCGAGCAAGGTCTCGCGGGTGTGGCGCAGCAGTCGCGTCATCCGCGTCGCCGCCTCGGCATCATCGGCGCCGAGCGGCTGCGCCTGCATCTCGGCGGCCATGAGCGCCTCAAGCATGAGCGCGGCCCGCTCGTTCACGATCGCGTCGACGACAAGCGGCCGGGTGTCCGCGGCACCCTCAAAGGGCAGGGCATCGCGGCCGAGGTCCTCCGCATGCTTGCGAAAGTCGTCCGACTGGCCCTCCCATTCGTTGAAGCGGACACGCTGCGCGGCATCTTGCCGTGCGTGTACCGTGCCGCGCGCGACAAGGGCGGAGGCGAGGTCGGAGCGTAGGGCGCTCAGATCAGGCTTGGCGCTGGCTCGCGACAGGATGCGTCGCGAATCCGTGGAGAGAGGGGGCTTTCGTTTCATGGCTGGGTCTTGGGTTGGGTGGTGTGGGCGGGCCTGAAAATGCGGTTGGTCTGCTCAGCGTGGAGCACCTCGTCGCGCACGAACCAAGCGCGGCCGCGTCCCTGGAAATAGCAGGGCCGAAGCACGCCGGTGCGCACGAGCTTGCTGAAATCGCGTTCGTCGATGCCGAGATATTGGCGCACGACGCCGCGGCGAAGATATTTTGAAGGAGGCAGGTCGATCATGGGCAAAGGGGTCAATAGAATCCGCCACGCCGGACGCGCATGGCCTGCGGGGCGAGATAACGGCACTCGCCTTTCGCGTAGTAACGGTCGTCGTCGATGATGTCTTTTAGCGCATCACTCTCGCCGCCGGCGTTGGTGTACTCGGCGTAGGCGAGAATACTTTGCTCGCAGTCTTCCACCACGTACCAGTGCGGGCAGTTGAGCGCATCGACTGGGCGACGCTCGTCGTAGTCCATGAGGTCGACCAGCATCTCGACGCCGTCGCCCACGTCGCCGCCGGGGCCTTTCTCCCACTCCATGCGTGGCCCGATCACTCGGCCGTTCACGTCCTTTTGCTCGTCCTCCATGAGCGCGATCAGGCTCGTCCCGCGCTCTTCGCTCGGGATCTCTGTGCCGCCCATGCGCGGGTCGATCAGGCGGCGAGCGATGCGCTCGACATCCGCTCCCGGCTGCCAGGCGCCTTTTTCGTCCGACCAGCGCCACCCCTCGGCCTCGAGCAGCAGTCGCTTGTAGCCGATGATCCCGCGGCCCGCCTCGACGAACTGCGCCGGCCCCGGCCGCCAGCGAAATTTGGCCGCGCCCTGCGCCTCGTCATTCGGTGGGAGCGCCCACTCGCCAAAGCGCCGCTTGTCGGGCCATTCCCGATACACGATGTTCCAGCCCTGGGGTGTCGCAAAGTACCATTTGATAAACCAGTTTTTCCCCGGCCGGGGATCCGCCACCACGTAGCGCGTGCCGGGGCCTTTCGAAATCTCCTCCCACCGCGCCCGCGTGACGATGTGCGCGGCGCCAAACTTCGCAAAACAGCCACTCACCTGCTTCGTCGGGTAACCGAAGGCGCGCATCTTGATCACGTCCTGCGAAGCGCCGACGAGCTTTTTTCGCACCTCCGTGCCTGCGCCGAGCGGGTTCATCCCGTTGTGGAAAAACAACACCGCGCTGCGATTTCTGGCGCCACGCATCACGAAGGGCATGTGTCCTTCCGGGCAGTCCTTCGCCAGCAACTGCGTGGCGGGCAGCAGCGGAGCGGCCGGGCGGGTTTTGACCACGCGCGCGCCGCCCAGGTAGCGCATGACGACCGGCGTCACGCCCTCGACCGGCGTAAACGTGATCAGGATGACGAGCCGCTTGTTCGGTGACAGGCGGTAGGTCAACGCCTCCAGAAACCGCAACGGCACGAGCTCGTCGAACCAGACGAGGTCAAACTCGTAACCCTCCATCACCTTCACGTCTTGGGCGTAGTTGAAAAACAGCCCCATCGACCCGTTCGGCAAAATGAATTGATCGTTGGTGAAGCCCGAGCCCGGCTTGAACGCCATGTAAGCGCCCGACTTGGTCGCGGCCCGCGCCGCCTTCGACGCCATGCCACGCCACTCCGGCGGGAAGACGGAGTGGATCCTCGGTTGTTGCTGTAGTCGCGAGCTTTTCTCCTGGCTGTGGAACATCGCTACGATCGTTTTTTCCCGCTTCACCAGCGTCTCGACGCAGTACTTGGCCGCAAAGTCGGTTTTGCCCTCGCGGTTTCCCCCCATGAGCAGCAACTCGTCGTGGTCGGCGAGGAGGGCGCGAGCCTCGGCGTAAGTCGCTGGTTCGAAGCCGTAGTGCAGCGGATCGACCGCTCGCAGGCGGATCGATTCTGCGCGATTGCGCAAGGTCTGCTCGAGCTCCGCGAGCCGGCCCGCCTGCACTGCCGCCACCACCTGCGCACGCGTAGGCAGGGGCAGCACCGGGTCCGGCTGCAAGAGCTCCATCGGGATGGGTGAGGCAGGTCCGTTCACGGCGTCGGTGTTTCGTTGCCCCATTCGCGTGCGAGCTCCCCGGCCGGACACGGCACATAAGTCATCGTGTCGCCGTCGCTCTTGAGGTAGGCGCCCCAGCGCGCCCCGACCGGCAGCGCGCGGATCTCCGCCATCATCGGCGCGGTCCCGTCGTTGGCCTGCTCGATCGCGAGACGGTGCGCGCGGTGCAGCGCGTCTTGCACCGCGGCGATTGCCGCGTCCCGCGTCGCCTTGCTGTCGAAGTGCTCGGAGCCTCCGGGCAGATTCAGCGGCATCCAGCCCCGGCGGTTCGACTGCACTTCGATCGTCGAGCCGTAGCCCGCACGGTAGGCCCAGCCCTGCGCGAAGAGAGCCAAGGCAACGGCCTCCGCCCACTCCGGGGTCACGGCCTCTCGCGTGGTCAAGGTGCTCACGTCCCACCTCCCTCGTGGCGTTTTATCCGGCACCGCACCATAAAACCCGGCGAGGTCGTCGCCGCGTTGTCCTCCGGCGCCCAGGCGCGCGTCACCTCCATGCCGCTCTCCCGCACCGTGGCGGGACACGCGTACAGACAGTTGACCCCGGCTCCGTCCGGCAGCTTCGGCCGCTGCATGTCGCGGCCGCTCGCCCAGTACGTCACATAACGCTGCCCTATGGGGAACAGATCCAGCTTGGCCGCCGGGCAAGAAATGCCGGCACCGCACGCGAACACGATGCGCGCATCGGCCGCCACCGGCGCGACCGTCGTCTGAGAAGGCGCGTCATTCATGGGCGCCTCCTTCCACGTGAACGGTCAACGCGACGAGATCGCGCGCCGCCTTCACCAGCGCCCGGCGCAGGGCCTGCGAATCGACGCCGCGCTCCATCGCGCGCAAATGCGCCGTTGCGAGTTCGGCGATTTCAATCGCGTTGTGCTTGGGGAAGAAAACGGGCGCGTCGAGCATGCGGCTCTTGCGGCGAGCGTTGAGTTCCGTCGCATCCAAAAGGCGCGGGGCGCTCACAGCACACCGCCTTTCTCGAGCAACAGTCCGAAGGCCTCGGCCTCCATGCGTGCCCCGGTAAGAGCGTGGTGCGGATGTGGTTCGTCCGGCATGCCGAGCAGCCGATAAACGTCGTTCGTCTTAAATCCGTCGGCGACCACCGCGCCGGGGCGATGGATCAGCGCCCACGCCAGGGCCAGCGAGTGCAGGTCCAATGTGCGGTGACTAAACGGCAGACGGCCCGGCAGGCCCGCCCGCTTCCACGCGGCAAACAACCAGCGCACGTCAAAGCCGGGGTTCTTGCCGCCGATCAGGCGCACGCCCCGTTTTTCCAGCCACCGCGCCAGCTTGGCCACGGCCTCGGCCTCGGTCGGCAGGTCCTCCCGCTCGATCCAGTCGGCCATGTTCACGGCCATGGCCTCGGCCTCGATCAGCGCACCCGCTCGCACGCGGCACTGGCAATAAAAGGTCTCGTTCGTCAAGGGATGCACGGCACCGATCGAAACGAGCGAACCACGCTCGGCATCCAGCGCCGTCGTCTCGACGTCGATTACGGCAAACCACGCCGGCCAATGCAGCCGACGAGACGTCGGCGCGGCCGCGGTATCGGCGCCCGAAAGCGCGTTGATGAGACGGCGGAGCAAGCCCGGCCGTGTTTGGGTGTGTGTATGGGTGTTCATGGGCGGAAAAAGGGGGTGGTCACCGGCTGCACGTACAGGCGGTTGAGTTGCTGCGCGCGGCGCAGGCTTTGGGACGGACCGAAAATCGCATCGAGCTCTCT